TGTCCCTCTGCTCTGGTGCTGGCGGGCTCGACCTCGGGCTCGCCATCGCCATCCCCGGATATCGTGCTGTGGGCCATGTCGAACGGGAAACCTACGCCGCAGCCACTCTCGTGGCGCGGATGGAAGATGCGTCCCTGGATCAGGCTTTTGTCTGGGACGACGTTGGAACCTTCGACGGCCGCCCGTGGCGCGGCGCGGTGGACATCATCACTGCTGGATATCCGTGCCAGCCGTTCTCGGTCGCAGGCCGACGGCTCGGCAGCGAGGATCCTCGCCACCTCTGGCCTCACGTCGCCCGCATCATCAGCGAGGTCGAGCCGCCCTTCGTCTTTCTCGAGAATGTCGCCCATCATCTCCGCCTCGGCTTCCCCGAAGTCGCCGGCGGACTGGTCGGCATGGGCTACAAGCTTGCGGCAGGCCTCTTCACGGCGGCGGAAGTCGGCGCGCCCCACCGGCGTGAACGGCTCTTTATCCTCGCCATCCGCGAGGGAGACGAGTTGGCCGACCCCGCGCGCCTGCTCTGGCACCCGCTCGAGTGGCGGGAACCGGACGGAACTGCTGCGGCTGTGGCCGACGCCGAGGGCCAGTGCCAACGAGAACCGGCAGACGAAGCCGACGCCGTCGCAGGAAGCGGGCCAGCATGGGATGAACCTTGCGACGACGGCCGCGCTCTGGCCGACGCCGCAGATCGACAGTTTCCGCAGCCGGGGTGGCGAGCGGAAGGACGAGAAAGGTCTGGACCGGATGGCGCGGGACTGGCCGACGCCGATGGCGAACGATGGCTGCAAGCCGAGCGCGGGCAATCGGCGGACGGCGGACTTGACCCACGCCAGCCAGATGTGGATGACGCCGACTGCGCGGGATCACAAGGACGGGGCGACGACATTGGCAAACACGCCGGTGAACGGTCTGCTTGGCCGCCAGGTCCTGGCGACGCCGATGGCTGGGAGCGATACCTCCGATGCGCGCCGGACCTTGAACCCGCTGTTCGTCGAGGCGCTGATGGGCTGGCCCACCGGGTGGACCGGCTTCGCCTCTGTGGCAACGGCGTGGTCCCCTTGGTTGCGGCGCATGCGCTGCGAACTCTCGCGGCTGAATTGCTGGCCGATGGATGAGGTGGCGGCATGAAGCAGTCGCGCCTCATGTCGCTGGTCGAGTCGATCGCCAATGTAATCGTCGGCTACGGCGTCGCGGTGGCAACGCAGATCCTGATCTTCCCGGTCTTCGGGCTGCACACGACGCTGGCTCAGAACCTGAAGATGGGCGCGGTGTTCACGGTGGTCAGCATCGCGCGATCCTACGTCCTGCGGCGGCTGTTCGAGGCCTTCCGGTTCGCGGCGGACAAGGGACGCCAGCGGTAGTTCGAACATCGCTGGGCGGTTTCGAAGTTGTCGCTACGCTGTTCAGATCCTATGGTTTCTCCAAGTTGGGGATGGTGGCCTGTTATCTTGCCACCCAGAGATCTGGGGCTGTGATTGAATTGCTGAACAACCTAAACGAAGGAAAATCAAACCCAGACTCGCTTCCGGACGGACTTGAGGCCTTGCGACGCGAACTCGGCCTCGCGGAGGTAATGCGGTTGATCGAGAGAACAGCGCAGTGGGTCGACCCAAAGACGTTCGAGTATCTTCCGGTCTGGTATCCCGAACACGCGCGGCGTGGCCTCTTCTACAAGGCGTCCTGGTCAGAGCCGCAAATGAATCGCAATCGTCAGACGGGAGCGATTATCCATAAATTCGAAGGAAACATCCACGCAAACAAGGCTCTGACGCTTGCTTTGGGCCTTCGCGCTGTTGAAAGGCCGAACTGGTCTTGCTGCCATATCTGGGGGGTGGATGATGCCGCCTACCAAATCAGCAATGCCGTAGTGCAGGATCGACGTTTCTTTTCCTGTGTGGCGAACATGGTTTTGCTCCCTACGCCGCTGAAGGCATTCACAGACGTCATGCCCGAGGTGAAAATGATGCTACGCGTCTGTGCGCTGCAACTCTACGGTTGGTCTTGTGACCACGACGAGGTCGCGGAAATCGCAGCGCAAGTAGCGGAATGGTCTGGCTGGGACGCTTATCCGGAGAGTTGGCCCAAACCCGACAGGGCTTCTACTCCGCTAGGGATGGCAAAGTTCTCAGGACGGATCAAAGAAGCTGCTGACCGAAGAAAGGCTGCGATCCGCGCGGATTTGGCATCGGCCGGTCCGCACTATCCTCGCGAGGAAGTCAGGAAAGTGCTCGACTATTGGAAGGTCTCACTCTGAAAAGCGTACGCCGCCGCCCCTGATGGGACGGCGGCGATGGTGTCTTGGACGGCAAACCTATCAGTCTGGGGGCAGTCGATAGATCCTTCCGCGCCCCTCGACCTTCTCCGAGGTCACCTCGAGCCCGAGTTTCTTCTTCAGCGCCCCGGCCATCGCGCCGCGCACCGTGTGCGACTGCCAGCCAGTCGCCGCCATGATTTCCTCGATGGTCGCGCCGTCCGGCACGCTCAGCATGGCGATCAGCGTGGCCTGCTTGGTACCCTCGCGCGGGGTGCGCGCCTTGGGCGCGGCGTCTGGTTGGCTGGGGGTCTCGGGCGCGGCTTCCACTGTCCGCGCGTCCGTCGCGCCCACAGGTGCGCTGTTCGCGCCTTCAAGCTCGACGCCGATGGCGGCGAGGCCCGCGTCGGTGGCGACCAGCGTAACGCCGTGGCCATCGCCGGTTTCGCGCCACATCGGTTCGCCCTTTCGCAGGTCGGCATCGACCTCCTGCAGGAGCCCCTTGGCGATCATCGCGCCGACCACCTTGGCGGCGGCCCCACCGCGCAGGCTCTCGGGCAGCGGCATTGCGATGCGCTCGGGCCGTTGGGCGGCGGCGCTCAGGATCAAGGCTTGGGTATCGGAAAGCTGGGTCATCATCGTCTCCGTGTCGGGGCGCGCGGGATGCGGGCCCTTCTACGAGGCCAAGCCCCGCAGTGCGGGGCTTGCGCGATGGCTGGCTGGGTTACTCGGCGTGTTCGCCCTCGCCGAAAAGGAAATCGGTGATCTTCCGGAGGTCGCTGGCGACGCTGCTGATCGAGCCGACGCTGCCCCAATTGACCGCGTCTGGATCGAAGTTGAAATGGTCGTCGCTGAGCGCCTGAAGTCGGGCGAGCATCGCGTCGATCTCGGCCTTCTTGCCGATGAAGGCGTCGAGGGCTTTCGTGTTGTCTTGTGCGCGGCGGGTCATTTCGGTGGCTCCCAAGTGAGTTGCATCGTCCTTCTGAAAGGACGTTCGCTCTGTCCGCGAAGCTTATCAACGAGATAAGCGCATGATCTTGAATGATAATTGGAGCCGTCAATGCAGGGCATGAGCGAGCGCCAGTACGCCGCGCATGTCGGGCTGTCGCGGGGCGCGATCCAGAAGGCGAAGACCGCCGAGCGACTGGTACTGTTCGCGGATGGCAGCATCCATGCCGATGCCAGCGATATGCGTCGGGCGGAAACGACCGACCCGTCGAAGACCCGGAAGCCGCCCGAACCGAAGCTGAAGCCGGTGCCCGAGGCGGCCGTTGCCGCCGTCGGCGACACTCTGCGCGAGCAGGGTCTGGCAGTGCCAGTGGTTGGCGGCGGCACGACCTACCTGCAGGCGAAAACCGCCAACGAGGTGCTGAAGGCACAGGAGCGGCGGATCCGGCTGCAAAAGCTGAAGGGGGAATTGATCGAGCGGGCCCGGGCGCTGTCGCTGGTGTTCCGACTGGCGCGCGAGGTGCGGGACGCATGGGTGAACTGGCCTGCACGGTCGTCGGCCTTGATGGCCGCGGAACTGGGCGTGGAACCGGCCGCGATGCAGAAGGCCTTGGAAAAACATGTCCGTGCCCACCTCGACGAGCTTGCCGAGGTCCGGCCTGATTTCCGGTGAAACTGGCGACGACCTGACGGATTTCGACGGCGCGGTGGAAATCCTGCGCACCTGGGGCGCGGGGCTGACACCCGATCCCGACCTGACAGTGTCGCAATGGGCGGACAAGCATCGGATGCTGTCGGGCCGCGCTTCGGCGGAACCGGGGCGATATCGGACGGCGCGCACGCCTTACATGCGCGAGATCATGGACCGACTGTCGCCCGGCGATCCCACGCAGCGGATCGTGTTCATGAAGGCCGCGCAGGTCGGCGCGACCGAAGCAGGCAACAACTGGATCGGCTTTGCCATCCACCAAGCGCCGGGGCCGATGCTGGCGGTCCAGCCGACAGTGGAACTGGCGAAACGCAACTCGCGCCAGCGGATCGACCCGCTGATCGACGAAAGCCCGGAGCTGCGCGAGCGGGTGAAGCCCGCGCGGTCCCGCGACGCGGGCAACACGATGCTGTCGAAGGAGTTCGCAGGCGGCATCCTGATCATGACCGGCGCGAACTCGGCGGTCGGACTGCGGTCCACCCCGGCGCGCTACATCTTCCTCGACGAGGTCGACGCCTATCCGGCCTCGGCAGACGAGGAAGGCGATCCGGTGACGCTGGCCGAGGCGCGGTCGCTGACCTTTGCCCACCGGCGCAAGGTGTTCCTGGTCTCGACGCCCACTATCCGGGGTCTGAGCCGGATCGAACGGGAATACGAGGCGTCCGACCAGCGGCGGTTCTTCGTGCCGTGCCCGCATTGCGGGGCGATGCAGTGGCTGAAGTTCGACCGGCTGCGCTGGCAAAAGGGGCGGCCGGAAACGGTGGAATATCACTGTGAGGGCTGTGATCAGCCCATCGGTGAACACAACAAAACGGCCATGCTGGAGGGCGGCGAATGGCAGGCGACGTCCGTCGCCGCCGATCCGACCAAGGTCGGGTATCACCTCTCGGCGCTCTACTCGCCGATCGGCTGGCTGAGTTGGGAGCGGATCGTGCGGTCATGGGAAGCAGCCCAAGGGTCGGACGAGGCGATCAAGGCGTTTCGCAACACGATCCTTGGTGAGACTTGGGTCGAAACCGGGGAAGCCCCCGACTGGCAAAGGCTTTTCGACCGGCGCGAGCGCTGGAAATCCGGCACGGTGCCAGCGGGCGGGCTGTTCCTGACCGCCGGAGCCGACGTGCAGAAGGACCGGATCGAGGTCGACGTCTGGGCCTGGGGTCGCGGGCTGGAAAGCTGGCTGGTCGATCACGTCGTGATCGAGGGCGGGCCCGACCGGCA